CTTAATGAAGTGTGCGATTGTACAAAATAACATTGTAATTCAAGTTCCGATTGAATTGGATGAGCAAGGCGTACAAGAGTACGCGAGCCGTTACCAAGTTGTAATTGATGTTGAAAGTTTAGATCCAGTTCCAAAAGTTGGTTGGCATTATGTAAATGGACAATTAATTGATCCATACTCTATAGCGTACAATGGTGCTGCTCTTTTAACTCGTTTTGCTTTTTTTAGCAGATTTACTTCTTCAGAAATGATAAATCTTGAAGGATTCATGGACGCAGGACCAATCCCATATAGATATGTTGCAAGATATTTTAAAACCTCCCTTCTAATTACAACTTATGTTGATCGATCATGGGCATTCGTTCAAGGCGGAATGGATTTTTTGGTTCAAATCGGCATCTTAACGGCGGCAAGAAAAGAGGAGATTATGAAATCTCCTGCTAAAGTTTCAGAAATTTACAGGGGTGATTAAATGATCGGAAAAGTAATAACAGCAGACTTACAAACAGATATTTCTACAGTTTACGATACTAATAAGACTTATATTGGTGGAAATGTTGTTCAAAAAATACTAAATAGCGTTCCTGTTTTGGGCGCTCCGCTGGTTAAATGGCATGACGTTATAACTGTATCCGGTGAAACTATTCTTTATTCTCGTGCTGGATCAAATGGTCGAATGTATGGAATGACTACGTTTGCTACAGGTCTTGCAAGGGTTATCTGCGGAACATTTAATACAACAACTGGCCTGTGGACATATTTAGGTAAAGTAATCGTACCAGCTCCGAATGTTCCTACAACAACACAGGCTCTAAGGGATTTTATAGTTGACGATGCAAACACATCTAACATTCAAATTATATATTCTACTGTAGCCACTGGATCAAATGCCACACAAAATGGCGGTGTACTTAGAGTATATAAATTAGCTTTAACAGATTTTTCATTATCACCGCCAACTATTCCATTTGGTACTGCTGATGATTCAAAAGCCGTATATTATGAGCAAGATCCTGCAAATCTAGGGATATTGAATGTAGCCGTATCAGGTTCCGTATTAGCTGCTGTTATTGGACATGCATATAAACAATCGACAAAAGAGTGCTGGGTTCCTAACGGAGTTGTCGCAACAGCTAGTGGATGGTGGGTTTCTAAGTTTGATTTTAATGCAGTACCTACAGTTATAGGAGCTTCTTCAATTACTGTAACCGCAGCAAGTCCGGCTAAAGTTCAATGGACATCAAGTGGATTATCTAACAATGATGTCATTCGTTTTACGTCGGGTACATTGCCAACAGGATTATCCTTAAATACCGATTACTTCGTAAGAAATGCCACGGGCAGCGATTTCGAAGTATCAACAACTTTCAATGGGACTTCGATTAATACAACTGGATCAAATGGTTCTGCTAATGTTGTCAGAAGCTTTGGTATTACAACAGCAGGATGGACAACTACAAAGACTGCCGGACTTCCAGCTCAAACTGGACTAACGGCACTTCTAACTGGGGCTATAGAGTTTGTTCAACCAGTATCTGGTCATGCAGCAAATAACGGTGTTGATTGTATATTCATTGGGTGTTCTAGCGGTACATTATTATTTCCAACATCAGAAGTTACTAATGGGGCCGCGACACTTCCTAATATCTTAGCGACTAACTTACTAGGTACAGCGAATGAGGTTACAACGCCAACAGCTACGCATATGACATGGAGCGAATTGTTCGATAGATACTTATATGTAACAAACGTAACTCGTATTGTAGCTAAGAAGTGTATTAACAATGTGATTGAAGATATTTTTGGTATTGTTAACAACTCGTCTATTGAGGCCGTTTCTCAGACTAATTTAATTACTCAGTTTGGTATGGCGGCAATTACAAGTATAGATGCTAATCAAGGATGGGTACATATTGTTGGATCAACGGTAGGACAGAGAGGTATTTTAAGCTTAAATACTGGGGCATCATATAAAACTGGACAATCAAAGATTATTACTAAAGTATTAGATGTAGGAGATTTGCTTAGTTATGTTGGGTTTGCTTCTGCATTACAAAATACTGAGAAGACTTCTGGGGCTATTTATAGATATAGAACAAATTTAGAATGTGATTTTTCTGATACTACGACTGGGTGGATTGATTTATCGTCTACTGGTCTAATGAATTTGTTATCTGCTACTGGTGTAACTCAGATTCAATTCGAATTGCGGTTTAAAATGATGGACCCATTAATCTCAAATCCTGCTCAAGTGATCGAACTTTTCTTTGCCTATATTCCTCTTCAGTGGATTGATCCAGATTGGCTTGGATGGGTTGGCCAAACATCACAGGACAACGTATCGCCAGCATACACCGCCTATCAATTAGACAAGAATTTAAGTGCAGCAGTAGCGATGAGATTTATCGCGGTTAATAAGGTAACAAAGACTATTATAGCGATGGCAGATACAGATACGGATTTCGCGTCTTTCGATAAGACATCTAATGCAGGATTATCATGGTCTGCGATGACAGGAGCAAATGATTATCCGTTAGTAAAACATACTTCTGGTATTAGATATAAATGGGGTGGGGCTATTCCTGTTGATGCTGTGATGACATGGGTTAGGAAGGCATAATGGCTGGCCAGTTCTTTCCAGGAAATACAGTCCAAGTGCTTCCACAGAATTGTTTGGTGGATCTAACTCCACCTACATTTTCAGGAGTAAGTGGTGTTTTTCCAAAAAACAATGGAGCAGTTCAGTTATCATGGGGAGCTGCATCTGATGCTACAGAACCAATTACATTTTTAATTTATGTTTCTTTGGGGAATGTAGATGCGGCAACTTTATATCAAAGTCAAAATTTAGGAGCTATTGCTCCAGAAGGATCTTTATCATGGTTTTTATTTTCATTAGGTGTTGCCTCTTGGCCGAACGCCAATAGTCCAATTTATTTTATTAAGGATCAGGAATATACATTTGGAGTAAGAGCTAAAGATGGAGCAGGAAATATAGATACAAATACTGTGGTTATGACTGCCACAGCAATTGGATCTGTTGATCTTGCAACTATTTTTCAAACACTTCAAACTCAGTTTACTCAAGACCACGCAAACTTTGTTGATGATCACAATTTATATGATCAGGAAAATACTCAATTAGGTAATAATGTTAATGATCTTGGAAATTTGGTTGATGGATTAGAGGCTGCTGCAAATGCTTTAACAGCTTCTGATTTGCAAGGTGAAATTGTGACTGATGATGTTTTAGATGGATCAGTATAAGGGGTAAATATGCTGAAAATAATTAAAGGTTCTGATCGAGATATTATAGTAAGATTAACAGCAAATGGTGATCCATTTGATTTATCAAATGCTGATTATATAAGCGCCTGTTTTACAAAAGATGATGACACATCTATTCATGTTGAGATGAATTCTTTAGTTGGAGATATTACCAATGGTAGCGATATTGTTTCAGGAATTGATACAACAAATATAGCCGAAGGCATGGTTGTTGTTGGAACTGGAATTCCATCTGAAACTATTGTTTTAAAAACACCAACATCAACTCCTCCAACTGCTGCTGGATCGATTCAAATATCAAATCAAGCAACAACTACTATTGCAGCAAATCCTTTAAAAATTGGAAATATTTCTATTCTTAATTCGCCGTTGGTAGGAAAGATTAAAATCAGTTTAAATGAGGATTTTACTGACGCTCTAAAAGCAGGTGATGCAATGAGCTTCGAGGTAAAGATAATTCGACAAGGATACACATCGTTCTGCCAATTTACAGAGGTTTTAAATATAGTAGAAAGTTATTGTACGGCATAAGACGCAAGGCGGAAATTAATTTTATACTTGATGCATTTCTAATTACTGCGCAAGAGTGAGTTGTTGTAGGAGGTTTTATGTCACAACAAGCAGATCCTGTTTTATTTGTTAATCGATTCGAAAATCTAAAAAAGAAGTGGTTTTCTAATGAATTAGATTCCAAGTATGATGATGAAGGGCAAGAGATTCCATCTGCTCTTACTAGAGAACAAGTAGCTGGTATGTTTGAAAAGATGGGTGTTGAAATTCCTGTTATGCCAGATGAGCCTCCCGTTCCAAAAGGTCAGCGAGGATCTCATATTGGAATGTGGTGGAAAAAATGAGATTTAGGTGGATATGGGATATCCCATTATCATGGATTCTCATGTTTATATATATTCCATTGGTTCTAATTATCGCTTTAGTTCAACATGTTCGAAATTTTACTTTCAAAAAAAATTCTAAGTATTGGTTTAAGGGAATAAGATTTCCTTCAAGAGATTATAGAGATGTTCTTTATGATCTTTATTATCATTCTCCAATATACAAAGAAAATGGACATCATCTTTATGTTTGTAGAGTTCCGTTCGATCTAAAGCCTGATGGAATGAATCACAATACAGATCATTCAGCTCTTAGACATGGAACATATTTGGCGATAATGAAGAAGATAGGCGTTGTTACAGAGAGTATGGTGAGAAGTCAAAACTCACATTACAACGCAAGTTCTGATGAGTTTCACAGAGGATATTATGTAAAAGAGGATGGAACAATTGATCATCAATCATTCAATCCTGTGAGTGGTGATTGTGTAGTCGGGCATTGTTTTGCCTACTCTCATCATAGGGATGATATGGAATTAGATATGGCAAGCATTGCATATCATTGCATTAAAAATCAGGGATTGAAGACTAATGGTGTAATTAGTTCTGTGGCAAATTTTCTACCAGCAATTCAAGGTAAGCCAAGCGAAACACCTGTTGTGGTTGGTGCCCAGAATATTACATATTTGGCTGTTGTGAGATGCGGAATGGATGCTATTAAAAGGTTATCTCCAGAAATGATAAGGTTTAGAGGATTACCATCCTATAGATACTTTGCGTGGAATTATTATAAAAGATTAATTATTTACGGTGGTTTTTTAAGTATCATGTTTCCAACTGTTGGAGTTTGGTGGAGAAGGTCTTATAACAACGATGTTATTTGTATGATGTCAGCGTATGTTCTTCATAAATTATCATCCAATCGATTGGAAAAAATACTTTATGGTATTTCTGGATTTTATATTTGGTCATTGAGCTGGCCATGGCTAAATGGATTTTTTTCTGGGTTACTTAGAGAAATGCTTGGTAAGTTTCCAACAGAGACGTATATGAACAGATGTTTATTGTGGGCTATAGATTTAGCTGAAGTTAAGTATGGAAATATTGGACCGAAAGAGAAGTCGAAAGAATGGCCAATAGATCCAACTCGTTTGGAATTTGATGAATTTGCACCAGAAAGAAGTCATGAAGATCAGTATTCAGATCCATCTAAGGTTCAATATATTTACAGGGATAATGTTGGACAACTTGCGATGCTTGTTTGGTCCAAGACCTAAGTATGGATCTAATTAACATCTATTGATAAAATATATTTCTATCAATAGAATGACAGGTTCGATGGTTCCTCCTTTTAAGCCTGTCAAGATGACTCCTATCTCTTGATAGGCTTTTTTTACGGAGAGTGTATGATCATTTTAATTTCAGCGAAGCAGCAAGCAGGAAAAACATCATTAACTGAAAGTTTATTAAATATTTACCCATATTCATTATATATAAAATTTGCAAAACCATTATATGACATTCAAAATTTGATTTACAAATATCTAGAAAATTACGGTTTTCCATATTGTGAAAAAGATGGTGAATTTCTCCAATTTTGTGGAGAACATTTTAGAAAGAAAGATAAAGATATTTGGATGAATATCGCCAAGAAACAGATTCAGAAATTTCTTTTAGAAAATGAAGGTCTGCATGTTATAAATGATGACTGTAGGCATGAAAATGAATTTGATGCATTTAATTATTTTTCATATCCAGTTGCAAGAATTCGTCTAGAATGTCCAGAGAATATTAGAAAAGAGCGTGGTGGGAAATTATGGCGTCCAAACACTACTCATCCTAGTGAAGTCGGATTAGATCAATATGCGAAGGATGGAAAGTTTGATTTTTATATAGACACAAATAAAAGATCAAAAAACGAAGTATTTGAATATGCAAGCAATGCGTTATTACAATTTTCAATAAATGGTAAGTTTGAAAATAAAGGTGATTATGAGTCACTTTTTAAAGCAGAGCAGTAGATTTTTTCTAAATTATCATTACAATAATACATATGGAAAAAATGAGTATTTACTCAGATGAGTATGGGATTCCATTATCTGAGGGTAAAATAAAAGAGTTATCAATTAATAATGAGCCTATTTTTTGGGAAGATTTTTTAGTCCCAGTAAAAATCATCAAGGACGGTGATAAGGATGGACAATCTAGTGGGAAAGATTCTGAAGAAATTTCTAAAGAAGATAAAAAATAAGTTTCTTCTTTGGTTAATGGATACGAAATTTTATTCGAATATTGTTTTAAAGATAATTCCATATATTCGATTCACTATGTACTACACAAGTTTTAGAGGATGGAAATATAAGCGTGGTTATGCATTGTTAAAAAAGGGTGATATTATCGTTGCAAAGGATTCAAAAAAAGCCACGGCAATTTTAATTCCAGGTGAGTGGACACATGCCATTCAGTGTATTGATAAAGGTCCTGATGTTGAATGGGAATGTTCTGAGATGACTCATTATAATTATACAAAATCAGCCTTCTTTGATATCTGCAAAGAGTCTGAACACGTTGCCATATATCGATGCACAAAATATGACGATCAGTATATTGATAATATCGTTGTTCCAACATGTAAGGCGTTTCATGCTGCTGTATATGATCCACAATTTAAAGATGCTCAAGAAGGTGCAAATCAGGCAATGTCTCTTGGAATACCAGCACTTTACTGTTCTGAGCTTGTTTATCAATCAGATCCAGAGAGAAGACTTGGGGCTTCATTAGAAGATCTTTGTGAATTAGGTCGTCCATATATATCACCAACAGGATTATCTTTAGCAGATAATGTTGTATGTATATGGGACTCAAGAAAAGAAATAGAACCTGTTTGGCATAATTAATTTTTGTTAGTATATTTGATGAATGCCAAAAATTATCACATATCATGATATGCAAAATGTTAAACAAAAATACAATGCTCTTTGGAACCCATCTTTATTATTTAGATATGATAAAGATAAAAGAAAAATGTACTGGTTTACATGTGAATGTGGAAAATCAAAATGGATTTTATGGAGAAAGTTTCAGCAGGGTGAGTCTCGTGGATGTCGTTCATGCATGAGAAAGAAATGGAAAGTGAAAACAGATTCAACGTATCATCCATTAAAGAAAATTTGGTATAACATTAATAGATCAAGATATTCTCATATTCCAATTCATTGGGAATCGTATGAGCATTTTAAATCATGGGCATTCGATAATGGATATGTTGATGGATATTATTTAAAAAGAAAAAGTAGGCTGATGGGATATTCATCAGAAAACTGTTATTGGAAACGTGGAAGAATCACAAATAATTTTAACTTTGTTAACTCAAAAACAATGTAAGTTATTGATTTAATTAATATATTCAGCATTCAAAATTCCATTTTTGAATAAAATATGTATCATATTGATACGCTATTTATCATCTGGTATGCGTATTGCACTTAATAAGCTAAAATATAAGAAGAGGTTTATATGGGTATAGTTGTTGAAGCTGCAATGAGATCTAAGTTGACTATTCATTTAGATGAAAATTTGCATCAATTAGAGAGTTCATTAAGAGATGCTGGCTTTAAGATTTTCTTGATTGAAAAAGGAACCCCAGATGATCGCATATGCATGAATCTAGAAGGCGATGTTTTGCTCACTAAAAATGTTAAGGATTTTAAAGTAAATGCTGTTATTTATGATTTTGATATAATCTCTGTAGAGAAAATTAAGTTTATCGATAATAAAAAAGATAAGTCTAATATTACATCGCAAAAGATTTCAAATGCAGTCAGACAAAGTGAATTTTATAATAAAAGAGGTAACTTTCTCCTAACTGTTATGGATGATGGAGAGTGGGAATTGAAAGAGTTAAAGTAATTATCTTCTGCTAAAGAATGATGAGATAAGATCTGAAGCCATACTTTTACTGATCTGATTTTGTGGTAATTGCGATAATCTATTTTTAGATATAATTTGATACTGCTTTTCGCTACAAGGTTGCATTGCTGCTCTTTTTCTCCATGCTGCATTTATATTTAAAAGAGGATCCCATTCTGGGTAAGTTTCTAGAATGAAATCTTCCATTTTCTTAACAGCATCTCTGGCTGTTGCTCCTCGATATGCTATTACTTTTTCTGCTGGATCGTATTTTGTAGCTCCAAGTAATTTTCTAACAAGCTGAATATCATATCCACCAATAGGATTCGGTGTTGCTATAATTTGATATCTATATCCTTCATCTTTGTCGGTGTGAAGAAGACGAAGATTTGCTCCAACATAATAGTATCTATAGCGGCTATTGAAGAACTCATTGTCTGGATTAAATGTTGAATAAATATCTTCTTTTGCATCCTTCGCAACAGCGCCAAGAGCATACTTACCTTGTAGTTTTGATGTATCAAAACCTTTTGGATTTTGAGGATTAGCTCTTTCAAAACGAAGAAGCATATCTGACCATGAATCACAATTGAATGGATTGAAGTATTCCTTCTCTGCTGACATTGATTCAGCCTTTAATAAACATTCAAGTAAGTTGTGACCTTCACAATCAAAAATCTTTTTAAACTTAAATACAGATGATGCTGTTTCTGTTTTCTCTGAATGAAGGTCTACAATCTCAACCCAATGTCCAACCGTTTTTCCTGTTTCTGGAGACAGGCGAGACACACGTCCTAGCATTTGTGTAACGAGAAGTTGAGATTGGGTAGGTCTGGCATTGATAATTACTTCAAGAGATTGGTAGTTGAAGCCCTCAGTCAAGATTCCATAGTTAATAATTATTTTACTTAATCCTGATTTGAAATCAGAGATTATTTTTCTGCGCTCATCCTTTGGCATATCTCCAGAAATACCAAAAGCAGAAACTCCAATTGATTGGAATTCTTCTTGTAATCGATAAACGTGTTCAACGTCTGTTGCAAATATCAAAGCCTGTTTATCTGGGAATCTTTTTGTGTATGCTTCTACAATTAGAGTATTTCGCTCTTTGTTGTTTACGGCTTTTGATAGATCTTTAATGTTAAAGTCGCCAGCAGTTGTGCGAATACCAGTAAGGTCTGTTTTGGAATCCACACGCCAAGAAATAATTGGACACAGCCATTTTTCTTTTGTTCCATCAACAATATCTTTTTTTAATGCTACAGTATCAAAGATATCTGAAAGTGATTCCTTATCAGATCTGTTTGGTGTGGCAGTAACTCCAAATAAAAGAGTGTTTGTATCTTCTGGTTTGAAATAATTTATGATGTTTAAATATGTGTCACTTGATGCATGGTGGCATTCATCTATTATCACACATCCAAAATGATCACGAGGAAATCTTTGTATTCTTTCTGATGCCGTTCTTCCTATAGTTTGAACAGAAGCTGTTATTACATGTGCATTTAATGATGCCCACCTATCAGCTTGTTCGTGGTCAATTATATAATCAGTACCAATAATTTTTTCGATCTCTTCTTTTGCTTGATCTAGAAGCTCTTCACGGTGGGCAATAACGAGAGCTGGTTTTTTTCTTACCGTTAGGGACCATTTAACAATTTCAGCAAACGTAAGTGTTTTTCCAGCTCCGGTAAACAAGACCGCTAGTTGTCGTTTTGATCTACCATGCTCGAAGTTTTGCACAACATTGTGAACACACAACTCTTGATATGGTCTCAGTATTACGTCACCAAACTGAGGGTTATCTGGCCAAATAATTGGACTAATGAATTCTTGCTGCATTTCGGTGTTGATCTATCAGTATTTTAGAAAGACAATCAATAAAGATGTTGAAACAATAATCATAATGCATGGTGACATATGAATATTCGACAAATTAAAGCAGAAGTTTTTGAATTGGCAAGAGAGAAGGGTGTTTCTGTTGATCAGGTATCATCAGTTATTGATATTCTATCTGATAAGATGTTTGAAGAGGGTAAAATAGCTGACATACTATTGGTTCATGGAAAGCGCAGATCAAAACGTCTTGTAAAAGAAAAGAGGGGTAAAAAATGAAATTAGATTTTGTAAATACTGTGGATGTTGAGATTTGGGAGAAAAATGGAGATTGGCTAACTGGTAAAGTAAAGCTTCCATATAGTGTTGAGATCAGTACGGCAAAATGGGGAATTCATAATATGGAAGTTATCCCAGATATATCTGCACTTAAGGAAGTTATTGTTTTTAGTGATAATGATGAAGAAAAAGTAGTTGATTTAAGTGGTATGAAATATAAAATAATTGGTGGTGGTCAGTATAATGATAAAGGTACTACGCCGATAAAAATTGAAGTTGAAGATGATGAAATGAAAATTATGGTTGATGAGGTTAGATAATGTATGTTTCGGAAACTCAAAAAATCAGACCGATTGTTAAAGACTATTGTAATGGATCTGTGGTTGATATTGGTTGTGGTGATGATATTATTGTCTCTCATGCTCTCGGAGTTGATGTAAGGCAAACTTCAAAGTCTAAATTTGTTACTGATAAATTTAAAACATTATCGACTGTTCTAAATCAAAAATTTGATACTGTATTTTCATCTCACTGTCTTGAGCATATAGATAATGATTTGGATGCATTAAAAGATTGGGTTCATTTATTAAATGATGGTGGATATTTAATTTTATATCTTCCAGATGAAAATTTTTATGATAACTCAAAAAATCCAGATCATCTTCATTGGTATAATCATAAGAGTTTTGTGTCATGGTTTGAATCTAATTTTCAAGAGATGAAGATAATTAATCATGGTTTAGATGTTGGAGAAGATAGATATAGTTTTTTCTTGATAGCAAAAAAGTAGTTTTCCAATTGAGTGGAGAAAATTTGTGATTATCCAAAGGAATGGAAGATATCAGGCTATTCGTACTAATGATGAAATTGATGAAATTTTTTCAAAACAATATGATTCATTGACCGACGAAGAAAAACAAATAGTAGGTATAATTTTAGAAGATGCCTTGTTGAGAGGATACAGTCCAGCCATTGAGTACGGAAGTTCCGTTTCTTATCGCGTAAGACCAGTTTCAATCGAAACATTTATTGAGGATGAGTTTTATTTAGGTCCAGTGATAAAAACAATTTATCCGAAATGGAAAGAAGAGATTAAGAACATTTTTAATGGATCTTATGAGGAAGTTATTCTCGGAGGAAGTATAGGAGCAGGTAAGACAACGGCAGGAATTATTATTCTCGCTAGATTAATTTATGAAATTTCATGTCTTAATGATCCACAGTTATCATATCAAATTGCCCCATATGATAAGATCATGTTTCCAATAGTTTCGATTACTGAAGCTGTTGCTGCTGAATCGCATGGTAAATTAAGATCTATAATAGAGAGTTCTCAGTATTTTCAGAAACACTTCACTCCAGAAATTACGGATGCTCATGGTATTGTATTTCCAAATAACATTGTAGTTCCTCCACCGATGTCTAATGCACAACAGACAATTGGATTGAATGCATTTGGAGGATTGATTGATGAATCTAACTTTTTTAAGTTTATAGATTCTGGTTCAAAAAAAATTGATTACATGGAGCAAGTTTACAAATCAATTAAGGATCGTATGCAATCTCGTTTTATGAGAAACGGTAGGCTACCTGGAATTCTTGTTATGATTTCATCGAAGGGAAATGTTGATTCTTTTACAGAGAAAAGAATTAGATCATCTGTTGGAGATAATACTGTATATGTTTCAGAAAATGCAGCTTACGACATTCAGCCAAGCGAAAGATTTTCTGGAAATAAATTTAAGGTAGCAGTAGGAAATGAAGTACAAGTTTCTAGAATTCTAGGTGAGAACGATCCAATTCCTGAAGGTATGCTTGTTATTGATGTTCCAGAGGAATATAGAAAATCATTTGAGGCAGATTTAGAAAAGGCTATTAGAGATATTGCTGGAATTGCAACTGTATCAATTACTCCATTTATATCAAAAAGATCTAAGATTCATGAGGCAATTGATCCAACAAGAAGTCATCCATTTAGTGAATACATATGGACTCAAGATGTTAAAGCTAGATTTGAGTGGGAAAACTTTGCTATTAAAAACAAAGATGGATCATGGAAGCCAAAACTAAATCCTAGTTCTCCAAGACATGTGCATCTTGATTTATCTAAGTCTGGAGACCGAACTGGTTTTTGTATTTCTCATATAGCTGGATATAAAGAGGTTCATAGACTTGGAGCAGAGCCAGAGATGGCTCCAATATATGCTGTTGATTTTATTTTAGCTATTCAAGCTCCAGCAAATGGTGAGATTGTCTATTCAGAGATTAGAAAATTAATATATGATTTATCTGCACATGGATTTTTTATTAAGAAAGTTACGGCGGATTCTTTTCAATCTGCGTCTATTCTCCAAACTCTCCAACATCAAGGATATAACACAGAGGTTATATCTGTGGATAAAGTTGGCCCATACGATGTTTTAAAACAGGCTTTATATGAAGATCGTGTTTCTTATTATCGTTATCAGTTATTATTGGATGAACTATCTAAACTTGAGAAAAACTGGAAAACAGGAAAAGTTGATCATCCAGATAATTTTTCAAAAGATGCCGCAGATAGTCTATGTGGATCTATTTTTACGTTATCTCAAGCTGCTAATATGATTACTCCATATATTGGGGAAGCTCTGCCAAGGTCCATTGAGGATATTGATGATGAGTCATGGGTGTTTAATGGAATACCAGTTGAAAGTGTGAATAAAAACAATAACAATAATGATTGGAAAGAAGAATCTGTATCAAAGGGTGGTGATGTTCCATTGCCTTTTGTTATGGGTTAATCAAAGGATTGATAAATGATTGAAACAAATACTCTTGATTTCTTAAGAAGATTTACAAGTTCAAAACAATTTTCACTACCATTATCACCGCAGGTAGCAAACTATGCCACGGTTGGAGCTTATGGTGCTGGGTCTTTCCAGTTTATTAACAATACATACTCTCAATCAGTAATTACTTATCTTGCTCTAGATCAAGATCTGGTTACTAGATATGTAGACTATGAGGATATGGACGATAGCCCCCTATGCTCATGTTTAACAGGAGACACCATGATTTTAACAGCAGAGGGAGAAATATCAATTTTCGACCTTGCAATGCGCTATAAATCTGGAAAAAAGTTTCCAATCTTAGCTTATGACAGAAAAAATAAAAAATTTGTTGGAGCATGGGCACATAGCCCAAGGAAAACTAAACGAGATAAAGTTATAAAAATTACATTTGATAATGGATCTATCTTAAAATGCACATCAGACCATAAAATATTAAATAGAAAGTCAGAATGGGTTGAGGCTCAAACTCTTCAGGCTGGTGATCGTGTAATGCCAGGAACTATTAAAAAGAATAAAAAAAGAGGATATCTATTTGTTGTGAATCCAGAACAACCAAAAAATTATAAACACGATAGAATGGTTGAAATACATAGATTATTTGGAAGATTATATTTTGGAGATAATTCATTTGGAATGATGATTCATCACGATGATGAAAATAAATTAAATAATTCACAATCAAATTTGATTTTAACAACAAGATCAGAACATGCAAAAATGCATATTAAAGACAATCTTGACCTTGTCAGAAAAAGTGTTAAATCAAAAATGACTAATAAAAGTGAGTGGGCTAATTCTCAACTTAATCATAAATATGAAAAAAATTTTGGACCAAAAGAAACAAGAATAGATATTGATATAGATAAAGCATTAAGCATTGTAAGAAAAAATGAATTCATGAGATCTGCTGCTAAAGAACTTGGATTAAATGAAACAACACTATGCAGAAGGCTTCTTCGCGCTGGAATTGATTATAGAAAAGAAGTCGGTACTGATTTTTACAACCATAAGGTTGTTAGTGTAGAACAGCTTGGAGAAGAAGATGTATATGATTTAACTACAGATATTTATCATAATTTTGTAGCAAATGGTGTTGTTGTTCACAATTCAGCAATCGATATTTATTCAGATGATGCATCGCAAATAGATCCAGGTGAAAATAAGACTATCTGGGTTTCGTCAGATGATGAATTTATCAGAAAAGAATTAGATGTTCTTCTACATAAGACTTTAAATATTGAAGAGTTTGTATGGTCTGATCTTCGTGGTCTTTGTAAGTACGGAAACCATTATAAAGAAATGGTTGTTAAGAAAAATCAAGGTGTTATTGGTTTAAATCCAATTCCTTCTCCTACAATGCGCAGGATTGAAGTTGGTATGGGGGCAGAGTCAACAACAGGATTTATATATGATCCAACTGCCACATTTAGGACAACTACTGCTGATTTTATTTCTAAAATGCAAGCTAGACTTCAAGATGGTGGACAGAATTATCAGGATATTTATCAGAATCCAACCATGGATTTAGTATTTGAAGATTGGGAGATTTTGCATTTTAGACTTCGTGGTAAGAATCAATATTCACAATATGGTCATGGGATATTTGAGCCAGCTAGGTGGATTTATAAGAGAATGGTTTTGCTAGAAGATTCGTTGGTTTTATACCGTCTTCAAAGAGCACCAAGTAGATATGCTTTTTACATTGATGTAACAAATGTTCCTCCTCAAGAGACAAATGGATATTTGAATAAGATTAAACAGGCTGTAAAAAAACAGAAGTATGTTAATAATTCAAATAAGAGAGATCAGAAGTTTGATGTGCTTTCTGGCAGCGACGATTTCTTTTTACCAGTTCGAGATGGTAAGGAATCAACTAGGGTTGAATCTTTAGCTGGACCTGTTTATGACGCGATTGAAGACGTAAAGTTTTTTGAGAATAAGTTATTTGCAGCTCTTAAGGTTCCAAAGCCGTTTTTAACTTATGAAGAGTCTACTGCTAAGACTAATCTTTCTGCTGAAGACACTAGATTTGCTAGAACCATTATGCGTATTCAGCGTGAGTATAAGAATGGAATTAAGAAGTTATGTCGTGTTCATTTGGCGTCAAAAGGAATTGATCCATCTAGGATTAATTTTGAAGTTCATATGACTATTCCATCGGCAATTTTTGAGTTGGCACAGTTGGAAATTAAAAATGCAGAACTTGAATTGGCAGATAAATTTGGATCATATGCCCCTAGAGGATGGATTATGAAAAACATCCTTAAGTTTTCTGATTCTCAAATTGAAGAGATGGAAAAAATGAGACAATTGGAGTCTGGAGAAGAGAAAGTTGATACAGGTGGAAGTTCTGATGGATCGATTGATAGGGCCGTTGAGAAATTGCATCAGAAACCAGAACCAACTCCTGAAGAAGAACCATTGGCTGTTAAAGCAAGTGGTGAATCAAGAGGATTTAAATTAAGCTCAGATCAATATTGGAATGGTGGGTTAAAAAAGGATATGAGTTCATTGATGGAAAGATTAGAAGAAGCAAAGCATAGAGATAAGGAATTCTCTCGCAGATGGAATAGGGCAACTGGATTACTTGAGGAGATTCGAGGAAACTTAAAAAGATAGCCAAGGATGGGTTATGGTGAATTTCATTCATGTAATTGATCTCCAATCAGTTGGAAAAAATTTTATTTTAAATAAATACGCAAATTATGGGCAAGATATGTGTAATTCATTGAATGAATTTATTGCGACATATTTTGGTTGTTGATCTATTAAAATATGCGTTTGATCATTGGTTGTTAATAAATTTTAGAAAATTTGAGTAATCGTTGGTACGATATAGCTTGTTTGATATTGAAAAATATTTTGGAGAAGTAAATGATATCAGAAGGATATAAAGTTACTAGATATCGCAGACCGTCTGCTTCTGTGCGCAGAAAGCGTAGGCAGCAGTATCGTAAGCGAAGAGCTAAATTAAAGAGGTATGCAAAACGCTATCGCAAGAGGTCTTCAACAAAAAGAAGAATGAAGCGATTAAGATCTGTTAGAAAAAGAATGCATCTTCGGCCAGGAAGAAGACTTCGTTTGGCTGGAATTGGAAGAGAGGGAAATATAATGGAAATTTCAGAATCACTACAATCAGAAATGAATCAAGGTCAAAAAGAAATGAAAGAAGATACTGTTGGAAGTATAGTACAAGAATCTTTTGCTGACCCAATTGAATTTGATAAAATTGCAGATGAAAGCAATTTATCTAAATTTGAAAATTTCCTTAAAGATCATAAGTTGGAAGATCAGGTAACTAAAGAAGAAAAAGATGATAAAGTCGTATATCATCTAAAACCAGATGTCGTTAAAGATCTTGATCATTCATATAAAGTGTTCACAGATGGTGACGCTTATTCTGAATATGTAGATGAAATTGAAGCGATGGTTAAAGATCTTATTAGAAAATCTTTTGGAAAATCTATTAAAAAAATAGATGTAAAGTTGGTTGGTGATAGCAATTATGCATATATAAAATTAAGTATTAATGACAATCAATCAGCAGATGTTAGTGATCTTTCTTATCAGAACTATTCATCTCGTGCGATGGAAGCTGCTGATGGACATGCCAAAGGTCACAATGATTGGGATTGGGCTGCATGGTTTGCAGATGAAAGATCGCCTTTATTTGATCAAGAATGGGTTAGTAGTTACGATGACACAGATATGGCACTTTGGTTTAGAGAAATTATTTCATATGGTGACAGTAATGAAAAAATCATTGCGGCAGCCAAGGAGAGTATGGAGATGGAAGAATCAGTATCAGAAGAAATTAAGCAAATCCAAGAATCTATCAATGAATTTAAAACATTTATTGATGAAAAATCACAAAATCATTTAGCTGATGCGTTTAAATCATCTGCTCGTGTTGCTGCAAAATTAACAGAGGCATATGAGAAAATCGAAAAGCCAAATGTAGTTGTTGAGGAAGTAAAAGAAGTTAATGAATTCGACATCGAACTTCCTGACTTTGTTTTAGATCATAAAACAGAAATGTTATCTGAGTCTTTTGAAGAAGTTCTTGGAATTAAAAGAGTTGTTACAGAAGAAGCTGCTCCAAACAAAAAAGATAATACTGTTGAACAGGTAATTGCTGATCTTAAACAAATTAAAGAGCATTCAGAAAAGCTTTCTAAACATGCTGAAAAAAATCTTTTAGATGAAGTTGAGGCAAAAGATTTCCTTAAAAAAGCTCGTGAATATATGACTCAGGCGATGGGCATGATTTCAGAAGATGTATCTGAAAGCGCAGATGTAGTTAGCCAAAAAGAATTTGAAGGTGGATTCTCTATTAACATGATCGTTAATGGGAAACACATCCATGCTGAAATGAAGCCAAGTGGTTGGGTTTGGGCTTTACTTGCCCATGATGATAAGATGCCTGTTTACGGTAAATCATGGGAAGAAAAAACTCTTGCTCCACGAGAAGCTCGTAAAGACATTGAGTCATTCAAAGATTTTGTTGAAGGTCTTGCTAAGAATTTAATCAAACGAGGTAAGGCTGATAAATCTAATTTCACAAACCGTGATGAAGATGCTCAATCTGGACAAGTGTTTAAAAAAGACAATAAGTTTATGGTGAAGAACCAAAAAACTGGCGGCTACTATGAAATTCATGATCAAAACAAAGCGCGTGATCTTGAAGGCGCAATGATTGATTTTGAAGTTGGATCTGATGGAAAAGCTCAGATGAAGGAAGATAAAAAGAAAAAATCTATTGATCAAGAGGATATGAAAAAGTTAGCAGAAAAAACTGGATTAACTTTTGATGGCGGAGACGATAATCGTCTTTTTCCTTCAGGAATGTTCAGCGTTGATGTCTCAAAAATGTCTAAAAAAGAATACGCCGAAATGGAAAAGGCAATCAATTCAGCAGAAGCTAAAGGTGAGGGATTTGAAGTTTATGCATGGAATGATGTAAGTGGTTATGAGTATTGGAAGTCTCAAGGTGAGTCTGGAGACTTTAATTACATCATGGTAACTGCTGCTATTTTAGATCCAAAGAAAGCTGATCCAAAGAAACTTATGTCTGCCATGCATAAGGTAGCAGATGAATTAGAAAAATTTGACAATGTAAATGATCATGGAATCAATATTTTTGAATCTTCATTTGGTAAAAATAAAAAACATATTTTTTCTAAGAAAATGTATGAATCTATAGTCGATGAAGCAAAACTTGAGGCTGATAAGATTAAAGAAGCTGTAGATAACATTGGTAAAATTGTAGCTGAAAGCGAACTTTCAGAAGAAGATAAAAAGATTGCTGACGCTCAATTGACTATTATTCTAAAGGTTGTTGAGTCTCATGAAGAATCTGAAGACAAAGGATATTTAAACGCTGGTGTTATCAAGGTATGTGCTGAACAGATTGAAGAGGTTGTAAGAAAGGGTTCAAAAGATCTTATTGAGAAAGTTGATGAAGAGCTTGATAAGATTGTTGCGGCAATTGCAGCTCATGAGGCTTTGATGAAGGAAATGGGTGTTGAAGAAAAGCCAGAAGAGCCAGAAGAAGAGCCTAAAGATGAGCCTAAAGAAGAACCAAAGGAAGAGCAGCCAGAAAAAGAGGAATCTAAGTCTGGAAAAATCAATGTAAACAAACAAGAGGTAGTTCTATGACAATTCCTGAATTAGAAAAACAGCTATCAAACTATTTCAAAAATCTTAAAAAATCTGATGCTGATATGGTTCAGGTTCATGATTTAGATTTTTCAAAAATTTATGCAGATCATCCAGATCTTAGTCCAGATCGCTTAAAGCTTTTGGCAATCGATGCTGGTTTGGTTATTGCCAGTTCTGTAGAGGACGCTAAAGGTTTGCCACAAGGTCAAATGGCTACATATTTAATTATGAAAGAAGATAAGCAAGTGGTTGAAACTGGCGAAGCTGATCAAGACTATGATCATGAATCATACGATGCTGTAGTTAAGGCATTGAAGGCAAAAGGATACGAAGCTTTCCATAAAGAATTTGATAAATATCAAGGCGTTGAGATGGTTGTTAAAAAAGATGGAAAACTGGTCGATTCTATTTGGACAAAAGATTTCTTCGTAAGAGGAACTCCAAAAAAGAATGGTCCAAAGTATGCCAAAGCTTATTTGATTAATAAGGATGGTGAGAAAACATCTGCCACTCGCGGCGACTATTTCATGAAAAAAGATAACTTTGTATTCAAGGGTGAAACTCTTGTGTTGATTGATCAAAAAGGAAAAGAAGAGAAGATTGAAAATCCAAAAAAATCAGATCTTCCAGATCTTGGAGAAGTTGGACATCCTGGATTTGAAGGTAAGCCGAATGATGTTTTGGTTATGCATGGTGAAAAAAATCCAGAAGAATTTGAAGTTGAGATTAAGGGCGGTAAGGCAGATATTTCTGAATTACTTGCGCATTTGAAATCATTAAAAGAATCAAATGAATCAGTTAATAAAGTAATTCAAGAGCGTCATGATTCTGGTCTTGATGAAGTTTATCCAAAACTTGACGAAGAGATTAAAGAATTAGTTACAGATGCTTATGGTGATCTGGAACAAAAGTATGAATTAAACGGTCAAGGTGTTGAGCAAATTGAGCATAAGTCGCGTAGTGGATTTATTTCATCAAATGATGGAGGCTATGAAGCAAATGGATTCACTACTGTCGGATATTTAATGGGTACTGGTCATGCCGGAAGTTTGCCAGATAAGGCAGAGAAAAAAGTGAATGAATTGTATGAAATTGAACTGCAAAATGCTTTGGATGCTTTTAAAGAAAAATATGCCAAAGAAATTGAAGGTATTCCAGAAGACAAGCTTAACTATCATGATCTGTATGAAATGGGAAAAACAGATCTCGCTGAAAAATTGTCCGAGCTTGAATCAGAACAAAATACAGACGATCAATCGAAAGTTATGTTCCAATTAAGAGCTATGTTCCATAATAATGGACCAGATAATATGTCATTCACTATTCAAGGCGTTGTGAATTGGGAAGCTCCATATCACAGACCAAAAGGTGATTTTGAAGATTATTATGAGGCAGACATTGATTTCACTGAGAAGGAAATTGCTTCTATTGGTGAAAAAGTAAAGGCAGAATTGAAGAAAGCTGTAGAATACTTAGGAGTGTAAAATGAGAAAATTACATGGAACATATACTGAAGATTATGGCGGATCATATCGTACACAAGACGAAAAACCAGGATCTATTGGTGGAAATGTCGTAGAAGCAGATCCTTCAGTTAAACCGCCAGAGAAGTGGTTTAAGATGATGTCGAATGACATTAAGAAGAAAAATCCTTCTTATTCTGATGATCAAGTTCAAAAGACTATTGGTGATATTTGGTATCACAAATTATCAACGGCTAAGAAGCAGGAAATTCGCGGCAGAGAAGGAAAAGAATTTGGTCCTGCTGAATCTGTAAATGAATCATCAGATAAAAAGATCTCTGACTATCAGATAGTAGATCATGGTATGGAAAATTCTTCTTATTTCCAAGGTCATGGTGTTTCTCGCTCTAAATGGGATGATACTCGTACTGGAGTTGGATCAAGTGTAAGCGAGGCTATTGAAAATGCTGCCACACAACTTGCTGAAGATGGATGGGAAATTTCCAAAGAATTAGATTCTGAAATCGAAAAGATTAAAAAAGAGCATGGTGATGAGAGCGTAGGAACTGATATTACTGTTATTGCCCATATTGTTAATGGCAAGGTTGAAGATTTTCACATTGCAGATGCATCAGCTACTCTAATTTCAGATGATGAGCAAAATGAAGATGTTGATGTTGATCTTAAGGATAAGACTGGTCAGATTCAATTATCAGCAAAAACATTGGATATTGGGCCTGTTGCGAATGTAATGATTGATGCATGTGAAAGTAATGATATTGAAATTCCAAGTGAAGCATTAAACGATCTTGAGAAGAAGATTCAGAGACTTCAAGATAATAATGAGCATTATTATTACATTTCTATTGATGTAAAAGGTGAAGATCATGTTGATGGCGATGAGCCACTAACACCATTCTTTGTTAAGACTCAAAAGGAAGATGTTACAGAAGCAAAAAAAGCTCCATTTAAAGTTGGAGATAAAGTCACATTCAAAAAAGACGCTAAATACTTCAAAGACTATATTGGTAAAGAATTAACTGTTTCTGAAGTTATTCCACCAATTAAAGCATGGGGAGAATCGCCATTAAATAAAAAACAAGCGGCAGAACCGTATTACGGAATTAAACTTGCAGAAATTCCTGAAGTTCATCTTTTAAAAGATTTTAGCATTCAGAAGGTAAATGAATCTTCTGAAGAGTTTAAAACTCTTTACGTTAAAAAAGAATTTGCAAACAATGATGTTGGCTTAATTTCATTAGCAAATGAGATTGAAAAGGCAATCAAAAGAGATGTAGCAGTTGTTGGATCTGGCGGAATTAATATTTACACTCAAGATCAAAAGCTTATTGATAAAGCAATTAAGATTATGGGTGATAAATTTTCTAAAGATGAAACTGAGCATTATCCAAGTATTTCAAAAACTCTTGGAATTAAGGAAGCTGCCATTATTGTAAAGACCAATAGAAATGATTCTATTCAAGCATCGAAAGATGGTACATGGGTGGAGCCATATGATGTAAAAGAAAAAGATGGAAAATCTTTTTGGAATGATAAGGAAGTTCAGATTGTTGATCAGGATAAAGATGGATTTGTAAAAGTTAAGTTTATTAAATCAGAAGATCAAGATATCACTAATGTTCCAGGAGAAGGATGTAAGAATTACGATGATTCTACAGATCAGTGTATGGATGAAGAAATTAGCGGTTATGATCTAAATGATCTGGAAAGATTCTATCAAAAGATGAATCATCTAGTAGTTAAAATGATTAAGTCTGATGACTCTCAAGCGTTAAAAGATCTTTTGGTTAAAATTACAGATGCTGGAACAATAATTGAGAAGCTTCAAATTGACGCAGAAAACATTTCACATTCAGAAGGTGAGTGGAAGAAGCATATTGGTGGAACATGGGGAAGTGGTTCAAATTTTATGGAGATCTTAGTTAAGAAGCTTCCAAGTGGTAAATACACTTACAAGATTAACGCACAAAAAGGTTATGACAAAAAAGATTCTAAAGAAATTTTCGATGGAACAAAGGATGAAAAATATCATTATGATAGACCTAGACAAGCATCTGATGCCGCTATGAAGAATAGAAGTGCCCACTTAAAAGATGCTGGAATGATGGAAAATTTAGAAAAAAAAGTAGGGGATAAGCAAATGAAAGAAGATAAATCAAAAAAAGGTTTAGTCGAAGACAAAATGAGAGATGAAGCAAATAAGCTTTTAAAAATGTTTTTATCAAAAAAAGATAAAAAATCAGTTCTTAAGAATGTAACTGGTGAACTTCCAGAGATTTCTATTGGTGATGTTTCTTTCATGTATGGAAATGCAGAGCTTTTAGCTTATACAGATAAAAATACATTTGTTTGGAAGGTTGATGATTACGGAAATGATAAAATTACTTTTGAGCTTTTTTCTGTTACTGATCTGGATGGAAAAGAAGTTGAAGAGTCAGTAATGAAAGAAGATAAAAATCCAATTTCTGATTATGAAGTAACTGTTGAAATTCCAGTTGAAGAAGCTGCTGAAATGGTCAGCAAAAAAGGTGATCTCAAGAAGGCATTAGATTTAGATTACATGGAACTAAGTGGATACGATGTTGATCCAACTAAACATAATCTGCCAAAGGGTTTTGATGGCGCTGATATTTATTTCCCAACTGCCGTCAAACAAGCCATTTATTCTGCTGATGAGCAAGCTGCTTTAGCCGCTTATCATAAGGCAGCTATCGATGCTGTTGTCGAACGATTTGAAAAAGTAGAGCCAACAGACATGGAATATACTGGTGATACATCTAAAGGCGAACAAAGCTTTGTTAGCGCAGTTGCTGGTGTAACATCTGCTCATTATGATAAAGATTCTGGTAAGGTAGTTGTAACTATTAAAAATCCTCACCATTTAATTAATGGAATTATTTCTGGCGTTGGATTTTTCGGAGTAGATCTTCCTATTGATGAAAAGATCGATGCTAAAGAAACCATGGATCGTCTTCATAATATCGTTGATTACTATGAAGTTTGGGGAGAGCGAATGCCTCAGATTGATGATCGAGCCGGAGATAATGCTTCATGGGATGATGATTTCATGAAGGAAGAGCTTAAATTTAGAATTGGAGAAACATCAGAGGCAGATTTGATTGATGATTTAATGAATGTAGATGACATTGATATGGATAAATTACTTAAAATTGAAGGCAATCCATTTAAAAAGAAAGAGCTGCAAAAGATTTTGGATAAGGTTGCAAGAATGAAAGCTAAAAAATCTTCTCATGCTAAAGAATTGAGCGATATTAAAGATGAAGAAAAACAATTGAAGGAAGATGGCATTGGAGATGATCCTGCTGTTTACGTTGGAACTTATGGTAAGTACAACGATGGAAGCATTGATGGAGCATGGGTAAGTCTCAATAAATATCCAACTAAAGATGAATTTTATGAACACATTAAAGAACTTCATAAGGATGAAGAAGATCCTGAGTTCATGTTCCAAGACTATCAAAATTTCCCAGAAAAATATTATCATGAGTCTGGATTGGATGATGGTATTTGGGATTGGCTTGCTCTTGATGAAGATGATCGTAAATTGCTTGAGGCTTACATTGAAGCCACTGGTGATGAAAATGCATCTATTGATGATGCTAAAGATAAATTTCAAGGTAAGTATGATTCAAAAGAAGATTGGGCGCAGCAATTCATTGATGAAACTGGCGGATTAAGTGGAGACAATGCTTCATACTACTTATCTATTTCAGATTTAGATGCGAGATTAATTGCTGGAGAAGAGGCAGATTCTCAAGCAGAAGATATGCGTTATAGTCTTAAAAAAGAAGATTATGATGAAGTATTTGATCGAACAGAAAAATTCCAAGATGAGTATGAAAAACTAAAAGAAGAGCTTGAGGCTGCTGAAGATGATGAAGATGCAGACGAAGATAGCATTAAGAAAAAAATAGAAGAGCTTGCTGAAAAGGCTATTGAAGATTGGGCAAGTGAATATTCTGATGAAGTTGAAGAAAAAATTAAAGATGACGTAGTTGGATATTTTGTTGATGAACAAGGTATTTACACTAAAGAAGAACTTTCTAAGCAATCATTCATCTCTATTGATTACGATAAATATGTTCGTGATACTGAAATTAATGGCGATGTAAATTTCGTTAAGATGGACGGCGAATACTATGTATTCTGGGGGCATTGATGGAAATTAAAGTAACATTACCTTTAGTGATTCAATGGCAAAGAGATGGTGGGGAATTCTTCATCAATGATATTAGCCTAAAGAATGGTGAATCATTAATTAATGAACTTCCTGATGATGTTATTGGGTATGCAATGGAAACTTTAGAGAATGTGTACGCAGGTGATGCCAAAACAAAAGGTGAAGATGATCTTGATGTTGAGGACATAAATGTAGAAGTTGACTATAAATACAGTAAAGGAACTTCAGATAGATTTAGTCATTCGCATGGTAACTGGCTTCCTGGAGATCCTGACGATATTGATATTAAATCAATATCTGTCGGCAAGGTTGACGTATCTGATGGCATTTCAGACCGCGATATGGACAGAATTTATGATAAAATCATGGATGCAGAAGGCATGGATGAATCAAAGCGTTATAAGCACTCCATGCAAAATATTGAAAAGAGACTTGAAAGTAAACTGCGTCGCGGTAAGATTAAATCTAAGCTTGTAAAGAAGGATTCTAAAATTCCTGGTTTTTCGTATTGGTTTAAAAAGTAATTTTTCCAACTGATTGGAAAAAGGGAGCATGGATGTCTAAAAGATTACTTATTGATTATCAAGGTACAGCCACACTTGAACTCAATGAAGATAAAAATGGTGTTGTAAAAATTCGTGGTGAATTTGGTAAGGCTGATATTCCTACAGCAAATGGACGTATTTATCCTCGTAAGCTTTGGGAAAGAGAAATTGAAAAAATCAAACCTCTTATGAAGGATGGAATGGTTATGGGACACCTCAACCATCCATGCTTATTGGATGATGATTTTAGAGTCCTTACTGTCGATGGGTGGAAAAATTTTAGAGAAATAAAGCCAGGAGATAAGGTTTGGTCTAGGGTAAACGGTGAGGCGATACCTTCTATTGTAGAGAAAATTATAGATCAACCATACGTTGGCCATGCTTATAAATTTAACATGAGACATATTCAGTCTGGATTTACGCCACAGCATAAAATAATGCTTCTTGACAGAAATTATGAAAATGAGTTTTTTGTTACAGCAGAAGAATTGGTTAATAATTTAGATAAATATTCTCACAATCCAATTCCAAAGAAAGCAAAATTTTTCTCTGAAAATCAAGATAAATTTGTAATTTATGGAACTAATGATAACATCATTTCAAAATGTAAAAATGATGTATCTAAAGATCTTGTTTTTGATTCAAAAGTTTTTTCTGCTTTCATGGGAATTTATTTATCTGAAGGGAGTTGTTCTTCAGAATCTTCTGATAATTACGCAATAATTATCCACCAGAAAAATAAATGGTCTAAAAAATATATTTATGATGAAATTTTGAGCAAATTCCCAGATGAATTAAAATGGTCAGAAACAAAATCTGGATTCTATCTTGCTGATGCGCGTTTGTATAATTATTTAATTAAGCTTGGAGATGCGTACACGAAAAAAATACCAAGTGAGATTAAAAAACTTAGCCATGATTGCTTAAGAGAGCTTTTATTCTGGTTTTCAATTGGAGATGGAAGAATAACTGCTACAGGGGAAGGTAGAAAATCTGAATTTTCAAAAGACGAATCAACAGTTAAGCAAAATCTTTGCGAAGAAGTTAGAAATGGAAATGTAAAATACATTAACACTGATGTATTTTCTGTATCAAAAAAACTAATTCAAGATTTGCATGAATGTCTTGTTTTATCTGGTGGATCTGGATCATTACAGACGATTGTTAGCGAAAAAGATTATACATTCGCCGGAAGAACAATTAAAGCAGAAAATAAAGTTCCATTATATCAGTTACATATTTCTACTGGAGAATTTTCATGGATAAAACCAGAGATGGACATTGAGAAAATCCAACACGATGGAAATATTTTTTGTTTACAAACACAGCATGGAAATTTCTATATGGAGCAATATGGAAAATCATTCTGGACTGGAAACTCCAATGGAAAAACTGATCTTAAAGAAATCGCTATCATTATGAATGATCTATATATCGAACCAGATGGTCGTGTTGTTGGTGAGGCAACTATCGTTGATAATGCTCATGGTCAGCAATATTTATCTATTACAAAAGCTGGTGGAAAAGTCGGCGTTTCTTCTCGTGGAATGGGTTCTACAAAGATGGGTGAGGGTAAATACTCTGGCCACGAAATTGTAGATGATGATTATGAATATATGACTCATGACTTGGTAGCGGATCCAGCCGTGAAGACTAGTTACCCTAAAATAGTAGAAAATGTTAAAAAAGATGTAACGATTCAAGAAGTTGAATCAAAGGAGATTGTAATGGAAGCAAAGACTTATACAGAAGAAGAGTTAAACAAAAAACTAGAAGAGCAAAGGCTTGCTTTTGATCAGCAGTTAGAAGCTAAGACTGTTGAGATTAAAGAATCAATTCAGAAAGAATTAATTGAAAAGCAGGAAAAGTCTGAAATTGTTCAATTAAAAGAGCATTTTGATAAGGTTTTACCACTTCTTAAGCCTGAAGTAACTGATCTAACTGAGTCTAAAGACAAAGAGATTGCAGATCTTAAGTTAAAACTTGAAGAGAAAGATAAAGAAATTAAGCTTCTTCAGGATGGTGCAAAAGAAATCGTTGAAGGCGCGAAGCGAATTGCGATGTCTTTAACTTTAGAGAGGGAAATTAATTTAATGGAATCTGAATATAAAGCAGATTTCAAAGAATTTATTGGTGAATCGAAGCAATATAAGACAGAGGCCGATCTTTCTGAAGCTGTAAAAAAAGCAAAGAAAAAGATTGCAGATAAGAAAAAACTTAAGGCCGAAGCAAAAAAAAAGATGGAAGATGTTGAGCGTCGATTTCAAAAGCAATTAGCTGAATCTAATTTAAAAATTAAGAAGCTTGAAGAAGATGCTAAGAAAAAAGATGAGATTTTGAAAAAGAGTTTGCAGGAGCAAAAGAAGTTTGCAGCTCAAACTTATGTAGAAAAAATGATTCAAGGTAATCCAAATGCACACAACATACGCAAACTGTGCGAAGGAAAATCAGAAAAAGTTGAAATTGATAAAATTATTAATGAATACAGAGTTGATACAAAGGTCGTAGAGGAGTATAATTTAATTCGTAACAGAATCGCCAAGCTTGATGCGGTTAAACAATCAACTCTAGTTGAAGATCAAATTAAAAAGGCTAATGGAGATCAAAAGCCTGATAATAAGATCGAAGAAGGTGTTGACAGTGAGATTGCAGAAGTAACGAGTGGTTTTTAAAAATAATTTAACCCAAGGAGAGGGAAAAATGGAACAAAGACAATTGAATGAGATGAAGACAGAGATTTCTTCAGAAGGTTTCTTAAAAAGTCCACAACGTAAAGCACTTATCGAGCGTTGGAATAAGCATATTCCTGCGACTGTTAAGGGCGATTACAACAAGTATGTAATGGCTTGTTTGTATGAGAATCAATTGAATGAGCTTCGTTCTTTTAAAGAGCGACATATGATTGGTGAGAATACAACTTCTGCCAACACAGCTCCATTTGTTAAGTACACATTCCCATTGCTTCGCCGAGTGTGGCCAGCATTGATCGCGCCTGAGATTGTGTCAGTACAACCAATGACTTCTCCTGTTGGAGCCATCTTTTACTTCGAATTGAAGTATGGAACTACAAAAGGATCAGTTACTGCTGGTAACAAGCTAGTTAAAGACTTCAACAAATACTACTCTTCTGAGTTGGTAGATGGTGAAGCTGTATCACTTGCTGCCTCAACATCACAATCTTTCACTCTTGGTTTTACTCCAGTTCGTGCATCAACAGTAAGTATTGCAACATCAGTATCTGGTGTTGGTCCTTTTGTTGATAATGGTTCTGGTGCTCTTTCTGGTCCTGGTCTTACTTCTGGTACAATCAACTACACTACTGGTGCAGTTGCATTGACTCTTGCTGGCTCTCCTGGTTCTGGTCAAACTGCTACAAGCACTTACCAGTACAACATGGAAGGCAACTCTCAAGTTCCTCAAGTAAACATGGACATCACTCTTGTTTCAGTAACTGCGAAGTCTCGTAAACTAAAGGCTTTGTGGAGTTCTGAGGCATCTGATGACCTTAAGGCTCTTCACGGTGTTGATGCAGAACAAGAATTGGTTTCAGGAATGGGATCAGAGCTTGCTCTAGAAATTGACCGTGAGATTATCGAGGACCTTAAGGCTGGTGCAACTGGCGGTACAGCATCTTTCGATTTGGGCGCAATTCCTTCAGGAATGAAGCAGCGTGATTATATCGTTCAGATGTTGACTCAGATGACTCTTCTTTCAAATCAAATCGGAAAGAACACTCTTCGTGGTCCAGCTAACTTTGCAGTAATGTCTTATGACCTTGCAGCTTATGTTGAGCAACTAGGACTTGACGGTTTCTTCCGACCAGTGTTCGCAGGAAATACTGATGCTCTTGCAGCAGCAGAATCTCCACAACAATGGGGAGTTATGAAGTTCGGAACATTGCAACAGCGTTGGACTTGTTACAAAGATCCATATCTAACTGCATCGAAAATGATCTTGGGTTACAAAGGTAACTCGTTCATTGATGCTGGATATGTGTTTGCTCCGTACATTCCGCTTCAGTCGAGTGCTACGTTCCTTGATCCAGCGGATTTCGTAATGAGAAAAGGTCTTCGTACACGTTACGCGAAATGTTTTGCCCGCGGAGAATTTTTTTCAATTCTTAATGTATCGAATGTTGCTGGAATTACTCCTGGTACATTTGGACAAGTAATACCAAGTTTCTAATTAATATCAATAACTTACAATGATATTGAATTGAGGGGGTTAATAGCCCCCTTAATTTTTT